GTGCTCGATGGCGGCGGCCGTGCGGCCCCGCTTCTCGGCTTCGGAGACGGCCTTCTCCTGGTCGTTCATCTGGGACGCCTTGAGCGTGGCGAGTTCGTCGGCGGCGTCGCTGTTGTCCTTGGCGCGCTTCTCCCACTTGCGGGACTCGGTCTTCCAGTCGGGCTCGGTGCCCGATCCGGTACCGCCCTGACCGCCCTCACCGGCGTTGTTCTCGCCGGATCCTGAGCCGCCTTCGCCTTCGCCCTCGCCACTGCCACCGGCGATGGCGTAGATCGGCGAGCCGTCGCGGCGCCTACCGAGGACCGTTCCCGCCGCATGGGTCGCGAGCGGGTGCTTGAAAGGGACCTGCATGTTGATCTCCCGTGCGGGATTGTCCGGCGGTCGCCGTGCGGCGGATGCCAGGAAGACTGCGGAGCATGCGAGACAGGCGTTCCGCTACGGTCTGCGCATGACTGTGAGGCTTGAGCTTGTTGGCGATGAACCGGACGTCAACTTTGTAGATGGCGTCGCCGGGCCGTCCTACTTCTACGATCTTCAGCCGAGCGGCGTGGTCCGAGTGATTGCCTGCCAGACCGAAGCCGAGATGATTCGGACCTGCACCACCAAGGTGGCGTACGGCCCACAGGCGTACCTGAAGGTGCAAGGTCACACCTGGCGGCAGGACGTCTCTGGCTACATCACCGTGCTCGACTGATCTGCTCGTGCGCAGGACTCGGGTGACCTCAGGAGCTAGGTCCTCCGTCGTCACTGGACGAACCGGCATTCGGTGCGTCCTCTGCGGACCCGGTGGGGGCCGGATCGGCGGTCGCGCCGCGACTGGTCTCCTTGAGGATCGCGTCGACCTCTTGGCGTACCCGGATGTCGTCCCACTCGGGGTTCAACATCCGTACGAGCGTTTCCCGGGAAGCCGCCTCTGCCCTGTTCAGGAGTTCAGCAGTGGTCGCCAGTTCTGTCGGGCTCTCGCTGATGCCGTCCTGAAGGTCCACTTGGGGCTGCTCCAGGTCCAGGCCGGAAACACGGAACCTGAACCCGGCCAGTACGGCCAGATAGGCACCGCTGATGTCCGCGATGCCCGGGATCCAGTACAGGCCTTTCCGGCCTGCGGTGCCCAGGGAACGCCGGTTGCGGGCCTTCACCTCGGTCGCGGTGACGGGCTGCCCGTCTGACTCGCCGAACGAGCCTGCGGAGTAGCCGGCCTGACGTACAGCTTGCTCGATCAGGGCCTGGCAGGTGTCGCGGTGCTCGGCGACGCGGATCTCGAACTGGATGACCTCGATTGCGTCGGGGGTGTTGATCTTGGGGAGAATGTTCAGCCCGGTGTAGATGCGGCGTTCTTCGTTCCAGGCAGCGCCCTGGCCGGGGCCGAAGGACTCCAGAAGTGACTGGGGTACGACGATCCGGCCCTTGCCGTTCTGGACATCCCGCATCCACGAGCTGTACGTCTCGTCGAGGGCGTCCATGAGTCCCTCGATGCCCTGGAAGTCGGACTGTCCCCAGTAGGCGGCCGTAGGGATGTGCCTCCAGGCGCGCGCGGGACGCACGTTGGGCACGTACGCGGCGGTGAGGTGGTCGGGGGCGCCCGTGTCGAGGCCGCCCTCGGCGTCGACCTCAGCGGCGAGCGGGGCCGTCTCGGGGTGGTCTGCGAGCGGCCGTACGGCGCCCAGGCTCGTCGCGGAGCCCTCATAGAGGCCGTGGTAAATGCGACCCTTCTCGTGGCGCTCCAGGTGCCTGAACACCCGGTTGTCGCTGCGGCCTTCGGTCTCTAGGACGGTCCAGAAGGTGACGGCGACGAGGCGGCCGTAGCGGAACTCGGGGACCGCGCGATCGGCCGCAACGGTGTCGATCCAGGGGCGGTCGGACACGTCGTCGTCCCAGACGACCCGCAGGTACGCGCCACCGAGCGCGGCGCAGATCTCCCCGGCCTCCAGGAGCGTGGCCTGAAGGCCGTCTTCCATGAGGGCGTCAAGAGCCTTCTGGGTGGCCTCGCTGGCGCCCTCAAAGGCGAGGAGCTTGGGCGGCTCGGCGAAGAGCAGCTCCGAGGACGTCCGGGCGATGTCCCCAGCGAGGGGAACGTGGAGCTTGTCGCGCTTCTCGCCCTCGGGGGTTGGGTTGCCCCAGAACCAGCGGGCGACCTTCCCGACGACCCCGCCACGGTACTGAGAGGGCCGGTCGACGGCTTCGCGGTAGCCGCGACCGGCGTAGCGGGCTTCGAGGCGGTCCGGTTCGCTGGAGTACCAGGCGTCCCAGTCGGCCAGAGCCGTCTGTACGTACGGGTCGACGGGCGGCCATGTGATGTCGTTCAGCGGCAGTGGCATCAGGCCACCTCCTCGATCCGGTAGCGCCACAAGGACTCGGTGGTCTGAAGCGCGTACCGCAGGGCATCGACGCCGTGGTCGTTGAGTTTGAGGGGCTTGTCCTCGCCCAGGAGGGCTGCCTTGGGGTCCCAGACGTAGCCCTGGATCTCCTTGATCAGCTCGGTGCACGAGCGGTGGATCAGGAGCCGCCCTGTGGCCAGCAGCGAGCTGACCGTGCGGATGCCGTCGAGGACGCTGTTGTCGGCCGGATACGGCGTGAGCCGGTCGCGGTGGAGCTGCTGTATGAAGCTCGCGGCGCTGGGGTCCACCACCACGTAGTCGGGGTGCACGCCGGTCGTCAGGGCTCCAGGAGGACGCAGAGTGGAGAGCCACCCGCGTATCTGCTCGGAGTACTCCGTGTCCGTGAGCTGGTGCATCGAGGTCCGGCCGTCGTACCGCCACTCGCTCGTGACGTACAGCCGGCCGTCTGTCCCAAGGCCCACGAGGATCGCGTGCAGAGGGTTCGCCGTGCCGTAGTCGACGCCCAGCGCGATCCACCGAGAGATCGTCGGGACGATGTCCACGACGTGCCGGGAGTTGTCGAACATGCTGTAGACCGCGCCCTCGGCCACACACCACTCGCCGAGGATGAAGCGCTTGTAGAACAGCCCGGAGTACATCTGCTTGGTGCGCTCGATGTACTCGGCGCCCAGGTGGATGTTGTCGTCCAGAGCGAACGAGAAGACCTTCATCGACGCCCGGCGGACCGTGTTGTCGATGAACTCGGCCTTCAGCCAGTGAGCCGGGCTGTCGGGGTTGGTCGACGCGTAGATCCTCGCCCCGGGGGCGCGCATGCGCGTCAGGAGCATGTCCCAGAACGGCTCCAGGAGAAGGGTGGCCTCGTCGACGTATGCCCCGGCGCACGTCATGCCCCGGATCTTGTTCTCGGACTTGACGTCGTTCGCGCCGATCACGTGGACGAGGCGGCCGAAGATCCGGCACGTCGGAGCCCCAGGCGTGTAGTCGATCTGGGCGGCCAACTCCCCGAAGATCTCCGGGTTCATCATCGGCTGGAGGACGTTGCGGTACACGGCGTCCCGGGTCTTGCCGATCATCACCAGCTCGCCCGCCGTGGACGCCTGGGGGACGAACAGCAACCAGGCCCAAGCCGAGGCGATGGTCTTCCCGGAGGAGACCGCGCCCTCCCAGACGTTGATCCAGCGGTTGGCCGCGTGGATGCTGCGGATCTGCTTCGGGCTGAAGTGCTCCAGGAGGAACCGGGTGCTACGAGCCGTACTCGTCGGCATCGTCGCCCCCAAGTTCCCGGGCAGCAGCCGCCATGGCGTCACTGAGACTCTGGAGGAGGCCCGCGGCCTGTTCCCGTCCGGCGTCTCCGCCGTCTTCCTTGGCCCTCTGGTCGAACCGGGCCAGTGCGCTCGTCGCGGCTGACGTGAGGTCCTTGGTCTCCCTCGCCGGGGGCTCGGCCATCAACTCGTGGACGGGCACGCCCAGGTGATCGAAGGCCGTCACGACGTACTCGCTCTGGGTCCGCTCGATCGCCCTCTCGGCCAGGCCGAGGAGCTGCTCCTGAAGACGCTGACGGCGATCCGTCAGATCGACCTGACGGGCCTCTGTTGCCGCCCTCGTGGAGGAGCGGTCGAAGGAGAGCCCGAGGCGCTGAGCGTGGTTCGTGATGGTGCCGACGGACCACTCCATCTGACGGGCGATCTCGTTCCGGCTGACACCGTCAGCGTGGAGCTGACGGAGCGTCTCCTCGTCCTCGGCGGAGAAGGTGCGGGCCACGGCCGGCTCACCCCCTCACATGCGTGCTGTGACGGGTGACCGGTCATGGGTCTGACGGCCGTCAACGGGAGGTCCGCGAAGGATTGTTGGAGAGGGCTGTCGGGTAGGACGACCCCGACGGAGACCAAGCAGCGCATAGGTGGGGCCGCCACAGGCATGTATCGAACATGCCGGGGCCTGCCGCGCTGCTGTGCGTTCCGGGTCCCGGAGAAGGGGACCGACCGCAGTGAACACCCTCAACGCGGCTCTTGGTGCAGCCGCAGCCGCCTCTGCCCTCGGAGCTGAGGTCTTCCGCTTCCTACGTGACCGCCGGGACCGGCGGAGGTCTCCGGCGCCCGAGGAGGCTGAGGACGAGAGCTGAACGAGCCGGCCGTCTGGCGCTCTGGGGAGGGGCGTCAGACGGCGGGGCATCTGACGCTGACGACCTACCGACGATGCGTGTGGCGGTAATCGGTCATCTCGGTAGAACTGCGCTGTCATGATGCTGCTATGACGGAAGCTCCGTACTGGGTGTTCGGCTCCTTTGCTCTGCTGGGTCTTGTTGGCCAGCGCTTCATTCCGATGTGGTTGAAGTGGTTCGAAGCCAAGCAGGCGAGAGAACTTCTTGAGAGAGCCCACCAAATGCTTGAGCAGAGACTAATCGGTCCTCGTGATCTGCGACGCCTGGGTCTCGGACTGCCTCTTGCGAGGGAAGAAGGTGAGTTCGTCTCGACGGTCCTGGACCAGACGTCGTCGCAAGATCCGTCCGTCGGATCGGCAGAGGCGGATCGCTATGACGCCTTGCTGCTCTCGTACTACGCGCACGCGCTTGCTCAGGCCAGGCGCAGTTTCGGGGCCAGTCTCTACTGCTCAGTCCTGGGAGGCGTTGTTCTCATTGCCGGAGTGGCGCTTGCCATCTTTCGATCCGACACGCAGCTTGCTTCCGTCACCACCACAGTCGCGGGAGTGCTGACCACGTCTCTTAGCGCCCTGTTCGGCCGCCAAGCAGCTAGCGCTCGTGAGCACATTGAGGGGCAGACCAAGCTACTTCGGCAAGACATGAAGGCCGAACGCGACCTGAACGAGGCGCTCAAGTTGCTTTGGAAAATCTCGGACGAGACCGCGCGGAATCGACTGTTGGTTGGCCTGGTCATGAAGATGTCAGGTTCAAAATTGCCGGACATGGCAGAGTTTTCCAGCGCGTCGGATACCAAGATCGTCCTGCCTGAGCAAAGCCCATCCTCTTAACTTGGATCACATGACGAGCGTCAGTACGCGTCCGGCCTTGGTCCGCGTGGCCAACTCGGCCTGAGCGACGTCCAGGTGACGGAAGAGCTTCCGGCCCCGGTCGTCGAGCCCGGTAACCTTCAGGTGGCCCCGGCGGACCCAGGAGTAGACGGTCTGGATGTCCACGCCCACGAAGAGCGCGGCCTCCTTGACCGTCAGCCAGATCTCGTCCTCCACGACGGCCTCCCTGAAACACGAAAGGGCCCCGTCCTTCTGGGGAGCCGGGGCCTGCACGCGGACGCAGTGGTCCTACTGATCGCGATTATGCGGTCCAGTGTTTCAAAACACAAGCACCTTGCTGACGGGTGTCATGACGGTTCAGATGAACCTTCACCCGGTTGTGCTTCCAGTTCTGTTCGCCTGTGTTCCTCCGCTACGACCTTGCTGCGGGCCACCACGAACCACGAACTCGACGCGGGCAGGGGGTCTCCTCGGAGGTATGCGGACAGGAGGTCGATCCCCTCCGCAGCGGTGTTCATCTTCCACAATTGGCGGGCGCTAGTCCGGACGGCTCCACGTGCCCAGCGGGCATTGATGGTACGGAAGACGGTGCCCATTCGATCTCGTAGAGCCGCGTTGGGTATGAGAGCCACGCTCAGCTCGGCTTCCACGAGCAACGGCCCCTCGTCCCAGGGGTCTTCTCTGCTGCGGTCCATCTCCTCCGCCAGCATCCGCCTGAAGGTGATGAGAGAGTTGAGTGCTTGCTTGCCGGACTCCAAGCCCTGGACTTCGTGCCGTTCTTGGCGAGCGATCTTCGCCTGGGTCCTCTGTTGAATGTAGGCACCCACCATCGTTAGTGCGGCACCCACACCCACCCCGATCAGGCCGATCCATCCCGCAGTGACCTCTGGACTCATGCCGATCATCATGCCGACGGGACCAACCCCGTGTGGCTGATCCCGTCAACTTCGGAGTCGGCCGCCTGGCAGACTGGCGCGCCGTCTCCATGGTGCGCAGTAGTGCGGCCTATCCAAAGGGATTGCCACCCTGCGCTTGGACCCCAGCCGTAGCTGCT